TGTATAAGAGACAGCGTCCTGAGCGCGCCAACAGTCGCCGGGGCGGTGCCAATCGTAATGTAGATGTCTTCGCCGTAGTCGGCGGTGATTTCCACACCGACGGTGTAAACCTGGTCGAGGAACATGGGAGCACCCGCCATGGTGTAGGCACGAGCCGAGCCGTACTTCGACGCGGTGATGGTGCCACCCAGTTGGCCGTTAGCTTGGCTGGGAGCCGAGCCAACTGCCAGGGTTGCAGTGCCTTGCGTCGTGGTAACCATGATGCAGGACTGAGGAAGCAGGCGCGCGCCCTTCGGCAGCTTGCCAATGCAAATGGTGTCGCCGGCCGGCAGGGCCGTCAGTGCGAAGTTGCCCTGAAGGGTACGTACGCGGCCGCCGATGTCCCCAACCTTTTGGGGAGTCGGGGGCACGGACAGGATGCCAGCTACTTGCGTCGTATTGCTGTTTGCCATGTTCGATTCTCCTTAATTCGGTTGGTTACAGGACGGTTTCGTCGACCTTGATTTCGACGACGCCTTCTTCCTCCATACGCGTGGCGCCGATACCCATGGTAACGTACACCTGCATGGAGTTGCGCTTGTCACGACGCGGACCGACATCGACCATTGGGTCTTGCGACACAGCCAGGAGCAACTTCGACTGCACCCAGGCGATGTGGCGACGATAGCCAGAGCCATCAGTCAGCAGGCGTTGCGTGCGCACGAACTTGAAGCCCATGAACGTGTCAACCTTGCCCTCGACCAGTGCCTTGACCACGTTGTAGTCTTGGGACGTGATTTCGATGTTGCGCAGCAGACTATGCAGGCTGTTGGCCGTGCAGGTCATGATGCGGGCTTCATCCGGGTCGTTCTCGTACGCATCCAGGATTTCCTTGGCCCGGCGAATCTTGCCGATGGTCAGGTTGCCGTTGGCCGCGGCGCCGGACTCGACGTAGTTCACCGCGACTTGGTTGCCAGCCGGGAACGACACGCTGGTTTGGCCAGTCTTGCCGCTGTAGGCCGTATCGAAGGCGGCACCGATGATGGCGTCGTCCATCTTGCGGCCCATGGCGAAGACAGCGTTCATCGCGTAGGCGCTCGTCGGATCGATGAGCATCTTCAGCTTGTCCTGACGATCGATCAGGTCAGCCCAGTCGTAGTCACGCAGGGAGACGCGCCGGCGGTCATGCGGAGTGCTGACCAGCGGGGTGTCTTGGTGGCGGCCGGTGATTTCAACCGCGTCGGTGGCACCAATACGGTCGTAGAACTCGAACTCGCTGTTTTGCGATTCGACACGGACGAAGGGGCGCAGACGCGAACCCTTCTGTTGGACCAGCATGGAAACGTTGTTCCGGTACTGGTTAACATATGCAGCATCAACTTGGAAGGACATTATAGCCTCCGATGAAAAGTGGTTAAACGATTCTCGGAAAGCTACCCGGCAAATCCGGACCCTCCTGGCAATTCAACACCTGCGTTCGGTGGGAGGCTATTCCCCCCAGTCATACGGACACTTGCGTGCTACCCGTCTATGATTAGTATTATAACACAAAAACGCCCCGTGTAAACAGGGCGTTCTCGGAAATTAAATTGACAATGTTAACTGGCAATTTTTCCTGGGTAGGCTACCTTGTAAAGGCGTTCCATGCGCTCAACGGCCTCTTTGTGACCAGCGGCATCCTTATTCATGTATGCCTTTTGGAAGTCAGCATCCATTTGCAACTTACCAATTTCAGCCTTGGCGGCTTCAGGACCAGCCACAAACCCAGACTGCGACGAACGACCGCCGAAAGCTTGGTCTTCACCAAGTTGCTTGCCGATATTGGCGAACAACTTAATCAGCACCGGATTGTCACCCTCGCCAGAGTCATTCAGGTACTTGACCAATTCTTCACTGCCGAAGGTCTTAACTGCGCGTTGAGCCAGCTGAACATTGACGTCGAACTCATTGCCCTTCCACTCACCGCGAAGTTGCTCAAGAGCTTGTTCACGCTGTGCGCCACGAGCCTCTTGCATAGACTTCATGTCACCGCTGACCTTGGCGATATAGTCTTGATATAGACCATCAGCTTGCTTCTGAGTCAGACCATGCTTGTGGAAGATGTCTCGGGCCCACTTTTGAGTGGCTTCATCCTTCGGCACACCTTCAACAGTAGTTTCGGAGAACTTGTACCCATCCGCAGCACCAGGGCGTCCGAGCTTATTGTAAAACTCGGCCATCTCTGCAGGAGAAGCATCTGCCTTCGGCATCACGATCTTATCGGCGCCAATCATCGACTGAGCGTGAACAAAGGATTTGGCAAGACCACCAATGTCCCTGATGTCAGTGAGCGCCGGATGCGCACGCAGGTCCTCAGGCAGAGAACCGCGCCAGTCTGCCGCTCCGCCAGTGCCGCCGGTCAGAGTTGAACCGCCAGAACCATCTTCACTGCCCTCGGGGGCGCGAAGAACATGCCGCTGAAATTTATTCATTTGTTGTTTGCTCCATCAATTGTTGAAGTTTGCCAAGGTCGTAGTTCAGCATCTTGAGAATACTCAATACGACACGGCGCTCGCCATCCCGCATAGCTGTAAGCTGCGGGTCACCAGGGGCGACGACTGGCTCGAACACGTGGCAGTTCTTTGCCAGATGCGCGAGCACAATCTCGCCCTGAGGTGTCTCAAACGTCGACCGATAGGCTTCGACCAACGCGTGTTTGTTACCGAAAATCTTCTGGAGGGCGTCACGCACCATTCTTGCCTCCGTTAACCACAGCCAGGCTTGCGGCGCCCTTACCGGCCTTATTAAACGAGTCTGCCGCCATGTTCAGCTGCTCCGCTTGGACCTGCTTGGCCTGCGCATCAGCACGTTGTTGGCGAAGGTCTGCGACCTGCTTGTCCGTGAGCAGGGTCTTATACGACACATCGTACACGTCAGCCATAAAGTCAACCACGCCGTCGCCGTCGATCTTGTCAAGGATTTCCGGCTTAACAGCCGCTACTTGCGCGAGGGTCTCCATCATGCGCTGGAAGGCCATGACCTGCGTCATGCGCTGAGCCTTAGCCACTGGCGACACATAGTCAACCTTCAGCTCAACACCTGCTAGCTGCTGTGGAATCTCTCCGAAATAGCCCTTGCGCAGAAGAATGCCGAAGACGCGATCGATCAATGGGTCGAGGAACTCGGACTGCTGGCGACTAATTGCTGGAGCCATGAGGCGCATCTTTTCCTCAGTGCGCTGCATAACCTCAGTGGCCGTCATCTGTGGGCCTTCCTGCAAGTTCATCCAGTCAACGAAGAAGCTACGAATGATATGTTGCCGGCGTGAGTCAATCAGGTCGAAGCCAATATCTACGCGACCACGAGTTTCCAGCGGCCGAATCAACTGCTCTGGGTTGAGTGTCGAATTGTAGTAGTTGATACCACCTGGCGACGTCTTGATCGGAAGTAGGAAGCCCTCATCTGGCATCATCAACGGGGGATCGACAATCTTCTGGGCCGCGACAATGATGGTCTTCGCCATGGCGTTGACCATGCGAATATCAGGCATTGCCGTCATTGCTGGACTGCGACCATAGCGCTCACCCGTCAGCTTGCTCCAGCGGGGCACCATGAACGGGAAGTCATGATAGCCGGACTCAGCCAGCACCAACTTCTCTTGCGGATACAGGTACCAGGACGCAAAGCGGCGGGCCTTCGGAGAAGCTGAGCGCGGATCGAAGTCCTTACGTGGAGCCACGAAGTGGACGAAGTCGTGCTTCTTGAGTGGATTCTTGCGCGCCTCTTCCTGGAACTTAGCGGACGGAAAGTTCGGCCATAATTGAAGAGCTTGCCGAGCCTCGAGCTTGAAGGTCCGACCGATTGTATCTACCCGGCCATAGGCATCCTCATCGATGACACAATCAGCCAGGTGATACGTACAGAAGCGCAGGGGCGCGTGCACATACTCTTCTTCCACGTACATGATGCCCGTGCCAAAGGCACCAAGGTCGAGATAGAGTTCGTGGGCTTGCGGATTGAAGTTCGTCTTCTGCGAGTTGAAGACCCCGAACATGATGTCCGTTGAGTTCTGCAACCAGCGCTGAACCTCATCATCCTCACTGAGGGAGTCTTCCATCTCCACAGGAAGCGCCAGCCTAAACCAGCGCTGCGTGGGACTCGTGAGGTACGAATGCAGCCCTGACGCCAGTTGCTCTAGCGCCCACGGTGCCGTGGAGTCATAGATCTTGTTCTGGAGTTCCTGACCCGGCGTACGTTCGTCGTAGAACGCGCCACGACGCGGCAACACTAGATCTGCAGCATCTTGCCAGAGGCGGTTCCAGTTCTGCTTTTCCTGCTTGAGCTCCTCCACGCGTTGGCAGAGGTCCCCAGCAATCTGCTGTTGATCGTTCATTTAGCCTCCCAGGAGGGTCTTGGTAGCGGTGCTTGCCGTGGACGTATCCCCAGTCGAGCCGGTAAGTACCGTCGAAGACCGGCCTGCGCGCAAGCGATTCTTGTCGCGTTCATAGGCTGCAGCTTCTGCGGCGGCTTTCGCGGCGGCTTTGTCTGAGGCAGCCTGATTCATTGCCTTGGCCTCATTGGCCGCCCGTTCCTGGGCATCACGCGCCTCAGAGGCGGACTTCTTCGCCTCAGAGGCGGACTTCTTCTGCTGCTGCGCCGAGTACACCGCCCCGGCAGCTGATACGGCTGCACCGATCAGCATAGCTGTTGCTGTCGCTATCGCCATGTTACAATCCTTTCACAAAAATGCGCTCAACTTGTTCGTAGCCCATGCGCGTGTACATCTGTGCGACCGTGTCCGGCATGGACCCCTCTAGTAGAGCCATTGTTATTGCAACAGCCCCAACATCCTTTGCCCAGCGCTCGGCGGACCGATACAGCTGGATAGCAACTCGCGTGTGGCGGTAATCCTCATCGACGTACCAGAACAGTTCCTGGGCCAGGAGCTTTGTCTGAACAGTTTGCGATGGCGCAACCACCACCCCGATACCGCCTACGATCTTGTCCCCGTCCTCAGCAACCATGAAGAAGACGTTCGGTGCGCCAATCAGCTGGTCGAGCCCTTGTGTGCAATCGGCATCGTCACCCAGCACCTTTTTCCAGCCAGACAGGTCGAAGAACTGCCGCCCATACTTCTGGACGAATGGCCAATCCTCAATTGTTGCCTGCCGATAATTCATACCTACCTCCGATTATGACATTATACCATGACTGTTCTGCCCGTATTCGGAATTTTAATATCCCAACGGGTCATAGTTACTCTCTGTCTGGCGCGGCAGCTTAACGGCGTATTGCCGCTTTTCCTTGAACGCAACGGCCAGGTACCTGAACGCATCGGCCCCATGTGATGTCCAATCGTGGTCAGGCGAGTCATTATAGCACCGCATCTTGTCGTTCCAGCTCTTCTTATACTGGCGAAGAGCCTCGATCCCACGGTCACACTTCGACTGATCGAACCAGCATTTACCCAGGATGTTTCGCACGGCTTCTATACCATCCTGCACGGAAAGCTTTGGTACTGTGGTGAACTTGACTCCAAGGGCTGCCGCGACATCCTTGCGGCTCTTGCCCACTGAGAAGTCGCGCACCTCAATATCATGCGGCGCGTAGTGCTTCCCGTACAGGTAGTTCTTCTCCGCAAGCACCTTCGCATAGTGGACCATCCCCTCGCCACTATTCTCATAGTAGTCGATGATCCGGATCTCCATCCCTGAGACTTGGTAGAACCAGATAGCCGTCGAGTCATGCGTGCCCAAGTCCCACGCTGTGTGGACCTCCAACCGTGGTTCGTATGGCACGGTGCAGATGCGCTCCTCCTTGAGGGCCTTCTCCATCTGCGTACCGTAGTATGAGCCTACGAGGGCGGCATCGAACGAGCAATAGAACTCCTGCTGCACCATCTCCTCAGGCATGCCGGCAAGGCGTTCCTCCTCGATGACGTCGACGCCGATTGCCTGCGTGTCCTCAATGGTAAGGGTTTGCGCAAACCAGCGCGGGTTCCTCTTGGCCATGCCGATGATCTCGTGGCCGTGGTTGCGCCCCCGCGGTGTGTAGATGAAGAGGGCCCAACCGCCGTTCTCCGCCAGAATCGGGCGAATGTAGTCCCACGCTCTGGGGTCCTGCAGCGAGTACTCCGAGAACACGCAGCCGACGGGGTTTGCACCCACCAGGCGGTCGACGTTGTCCGTGCCGACGACCTGCCAGATCGAGCCGTTCTCCAGCTCCAGCTTCATCTCCGTGTTGTTCTCCGACCTGATAGCCTCACGTGGCCACGCATCACGAAACGCCTTACCCTCCTTCGTCCGACCGTCCCACACGATCTTCCGACCCTGGTTATATGTAGGCAGCAAGTGCCAGTATAGGCCTGGTCTGGTAAACGCGGAGACAACCGTCCAATTCAGGGCTGTAGCATCCTTGCCAGCACGTCTGTGCCACACAGCGACTGCCCGCTTGCCACCCTTCTCGAGATACGACCAGAGCGGAATCTGATACGTCCGCGGCATCCAATTGACTGGTACTTGTATGTTAGACATTCGTCGTTACCTCACAGGTCAATTATGCCGTCGTCATCTGTTTTCAGCTTCTCCACGTCGGCGCGCATGGCTTCAAGGGTTACGTTGTCTAGCTCCGTAACGTCCTTCATCAGCTTGCGGGCCGCCTGATTGTCGAGCATCAACCGACTGCCCTGGAGCTTGTCTAGTTGCTCCGCCATAATCGCAGCCTGGTCCGGCATGACATCGGAGAAGCGCACGACGCTAAACGTCACGGCGGCCTTAATCTCCTTGTTGACGTCGAGGGACCGTTTCTTCGGATGCACGTACTGAGCCAGCTCCTTGGCGGCTGCGAGCTGTTGATCAGCGTCCTCGGCCAACTCGCCGCTAGCAAACTTCGCCATAATGCGAATCGGGTCAACACCCTCATCTTCCAGCGTATCCAGAATCGGCTTGTTAACTAGCGGGTTACCCTGGCCGTTGTCGTAGTGCTTGGTCATGGTAGGGTCCTCAAATGATTAGACTTCGGTTAATGGTTGCCTCCACTTCCTCGGCTGGGAACTTCTCCAGCGTACGGAGGTGCTGCAACAGCTTATCTAGCTGCTGAAAGCGCGCGACAAACGGATCTAGGCCGCAATACACCCGCAAAGGGACTGCGAAGGCCTCGACCAGGTTCCCAACCTCCTTGGCACTTGCTGAGCCGTTCAGGTACTGTCGCGGGATGTTCAGCTTATATCGCCTTACGGGGGCGGGCGCACGCGTGGGGGCGCGATAGTAATTTGAACTGCAAGCCTTGCACGCTCCGCAATATGTGATGACCTGGCGTCCCGCTACGCGCTTCGTGGATTTGTCGAACGCGGACAAGGGCTTCAGGGTCCCACATCGTACGCAGCGCCGATCAGACATGGGCCAGCTCCCGCGCTGTGCGCTTATTGGCATTGCGAACACGGTAATATTCCCGTGTGCACTCCTTGCAGTACGGGTTAGTCAGGTATGCGTAGAACTCCTCGTGAGGCTTGGTCTCCTTACAACGAGGGCATTTACGTTCGTCGCCGTCCTTCTTCAGTGTTACTGTCATCGATACACCAGTCATTTCCTGACTCCAGTTTTACGTCGCTGAAAGTGCTTCTTCACAGCGTTCAGTTTCTTACGGCTACACTCCTTGCAGAAGTAACCAAGGCCAGAGGCCCATGTAAAGTTGGCCTCAGATTTCGCTTCATGGCAGCTGGTGCAGACTCGTGGACCCTTGCCACCGACTGTTTGTGGGCCGTCCTGTACAGCTTGGTGCGCGACCCAGCGTTTGAATTCTCCAGCATCCATGCTAACACCTCACGAATAGATAATGTATTATACACCGCTGGTTGCCGGTTGTATACGGAAATTGATCCATTGAGCAAGTCGTTTGCATACATATAGGCAAACCAAGGGAACAAGGTTGACTCATTCAGCATACGCGAGGTCTAGCCCTTGTAACTCAGGCGATTTCTCGGCATACTTGTGCCAGTTTGTATTAGCAGCTCTAATTATGGTTATAAGCAATATGACTCAATAATTGCCCCAATATATCCTAAGTTATTGACTCAATTATCTTTTTGTTGTCGATATTGGGTGTATTGTGTCTTTGACTCCCTCTCATTCATTTTGAAAAAGTCGATGGATATATATATAGACCTCAACCTTGCCCCAACAGAATAGTTAATACTGTCAAATACTTAGGGGTCATTTAGTTTAGATGTAAGGTCAATAATTCGGCAATAAACTGCTATATGTGGTATATAAATCCGACATTTGGTCCAATATCCTAGGTAAACTGCTAATATATCTTATTAGACCTAATATGTTGCACATGCATAGAGCATCGCTATAGAAAGTCCTCGGCTACCGGACAGGTCTACTGCGATGGCTCTCCCTGGTTTAAGCGGAGTGTGGACGCCCCCGGCCCCACAGGGTGAAATTCCCGCTCACCAGGTGAAATGGATTCAAATGATAATGATTCTCATTCTCAATTACAACGGGCCAAGAACAGATGATAATGATTCTCATTTACCAGGCAGACATCCGCCAACTGATAATGATTCTCATTTACCCGCGTTTCGCGATGTGAGGATCTCGGCCAGATGATGGGAGAACGACGGGCCGCGATCCAAGAAGGTGAGAATGAGAATCATTCTCAACAACCTGAGGTACTTCACTAAGATGATAATCATTCTCACTCAACCAAACAAGAGTCGCCTACCACAAACCAAGGCAAATGTACAATAACTTTTTCTTATCAAGATTGGCAAATCAATAAAAATCTTTTATTGTACTTTTCCAATATATGTGTTATAATCTAATCATGGTCAGGTAATAATAACTGGTCAATCTGGCAGGACCAACCAGAGTCCTTTGGTCCAACGTGAAAAGGAAACCATCATGACAACCATCGCCGAAGTGTTTGCCCAAGTTGGCATCAAAGTCAAAGAAGAGACGCTCGCCGAACTCGAGACTCTGCTGCAGGTGAAAAAGCCACAGAAGGGCAGCAAGAAGTATGTTTTCAACGGAGACACCTTCGAGGCCAAGACCCCGCTGCAAATGAAGCAAGCAGTCCTCGCCATCAAGGACGCAGGTGAAGTTGACCTGAAGACCTGGGCAGAAAAGCTGCAGCGTTACGAAGGCTTCAAGACGCAGCAACCGGTTGAGCGCATCGTCGCCTTCTACAAGAAGCGCATGCTCAACGAAGGCCTCGTCCGCGAAGCGCATGCTCAACGAAGGCCTCGTCCGCGAAGCGCATGCTCGACGAAGGCCTCGTCCGAGATGCTATCGTGAGTGGCATCGCTCCGCCGTAGGGTGTACGGTAATCGTGTTAATGGAGGTTAACATGTCAAACACAGATGATTGGCTGAATGATGTTCAATACGCCGCTCTGCAACAATTATACCACAACTTCAATGATGCGTTTATACAATTGCCAGATTACATACGGGCCGCTTATTACGCACGGCTCTACTCTAACGGAGGTTAACATGGCACTAGTTCTTATCGCCTGCGTCATTACAGGTACAGTCCTCGGTCACCGCGTCGCTGTCAGCTTAGGGGTGGCATCATGAGCGAGCAGGTTTACGTCGTCGTCCGCATTGAGGACGACTACCCTTGGAACCCGATGAAGGTTATCGGCGTCTACAGATCAGTGGACGTTGCGCAGGCAATGGCCCTCGAGTATTTCGATGACGAAGAGGCGCGGGTTGACACAGCTGATCCGATGCACGTCTTCAGCGGGTGGGCAGATGCCTACATCGAGACATTCGACCTAGTAGGGTAGAACCACGGCTCAGTGGCCACAAGCTGCTGGGCCGTAATTGTTTTCACGGAATATGTTATTTCGCGTATTCACGCGGGATAAATTGCGGAGTATAATAATTATACCTCAATCCTGAGGTTAACGTGTAAAGGAGCTTTCATGGGTAGTAATACATCTGCCAAGTACAACGTACAACATGGCAAGGGAGCCCTCAACAAGCAGGCTGTAGCAGAGAGTGTGGTATTCACGCATGTTATAGGTTGCTGGGATGGGAAATGGCTCAGATTCGACAACATGGCCGTCGCCAAGCAGGTGATGCCACTCGACCAACATCATCTGATATTTATAGACTACGCGGACCTGCAGGCGCGCTTCCCTGGCGGCACGCACAAGCTCCACGAGCTGGGTAGACGCTTCGGCTCTAAGAGCGGCAAGGAATTGTGGGCCTCTCTTCTGCTACAGTCTTACGACCCACAAGCGCGCTATGACGACATCATAGAGACGCAGCAGCATGTGAAGAAGACCCGCGGTCGTCCTGCAGGTACAAAACGTTACCGGCGGAAACTCAGTTATCTCTTTGTCTACGACGAGCACAACGACGCCCACATACAGGGTTACGCTCGGCTGCCACCTCAAGCGTGTGCGGTGTTGGACGTCCTCACGTCTGCTATGTACGACCGCTCTTCGCGTGTCTTCACAGAAGGGGAGTTGCAAGAGCTACTGGAGACTAAGAAAGAAATGCTGCACACCAAGCAGTCATCGTGGCGCATCTGGCAATACTACCGCGGCACGCTTATCAGCAAGGGGTTTATCCGCTTCGCCAAGGAGGGAGATAAATGAGTAGCTTCTTCGAACGGTATCCGTGGGTCGCGCTCCTTCTCATCCTGCTAGCCTTCGGCTTTGTGGGTACAATGGATTACGAGGACGCTCGCAAGCAGGAGTGCGCTCCGCGTAACTACAACGCGCAGAGGGACGCCTGTGAATAAGGTATGGATAGCCGTCATGACGGTAGGTCCGTTCATCTTATACGCCCTTGTAACCATCATCGTAGGACTTCTCAAGCATGGCTGACACCTTACAACTTCCGGACAAGCTGATCGTGGCCTCTGGCACAGAAGAGCCTTCATACGTGTATCAGCTCACGCCAGCGCGACAATTTTACTTAACCGACTGCGGCCGAGGATTCGCCGTCAACGTGCTTGACGACTTCCTCCAAGCAGCCATCAACGACGGGCTACCATTCGCCATGGTTTGGTGCCCACAAAGGGAGACGATACACTGATGGACGATGCAGATATTACCCAAGAACGGCTGGAGCGAGAACAGATGCTTCGTGATAGAATTAGGCAACGGCCTCCAGCCTACGGCCCGGAAGAGTGCGACCAGTGCGGTGATGAAATGCACACTATCCGCCGGCAGCATGGGTTCCGCCTGTGTGTCGAATGTCAAACGCTTCGTGAACGTAATCAAAAGATGTGGAGGGTGGAATGAAACCAATGCTTGCAGCAAAGACAGATGGCAAGGGTCTTAGCTACCCACTCCTGGCCTCGCCGAAGCTCGACGGTGTTCGGGCGTTAATCATCAATGGCGTCGTCATGAGCAGGTCGTTTAAGCCGATACCAAACGCACACGTGCAGGAGCTATTTGGCAGGCCTGAATACACTGGCCTTGACGGGGAGCTGATTGTTGGCGCACCAACTGACAAGGACGTCTACCGTAACACAACTAGCGGTGTGATGTCCCAAGCGGGCGCACCAGACGTGTCGTACCATGTATTTGATAAGTTCGACCACACTGGTGGCTTCCATGCTCGACTGCGTGCATCACAGGAGATTATCGGACGGCTGAACCCGGTCATTCCAATCGTGCCTGTGGAGCATCGCTTCATTGCTTGTGAGCAAACACTCACGGCACTCGAAGAGCAGTATCTCGCGGCTGGCTACGAAGGTGTTATGCTACGGCACCAGAACGGTCCGTACAAGCATGGCCGCTCCACTGAGCGCGAAGGCTGGCTGCTGAAGCTGAAGCGCTTCGACGACTCTGAGGCCGTAATCCTCTCGGCATACGAACTCATGCACAACGCCAATGAGGCTACGCAGAACGAGCTGGGCTACACCGAGCGATCATCCCACAAAGCCGGCATGGTCGGTAAGGGCGTACTCGGCGGCCTATCTGTTCGTGACGTCTACAGCGGGGTGGAATTCGACATCGGCACCGGGTTCGATCAGGCCACTCGTGAAGCCCTTTGGAAACAAAGGGATCAGTTGCCCGAGCAGGTTATCAAGTACAAGTTCTTCGCGTCTGGTGTAAAAGACAAGCCGCGATTCCCCGTCTTCCTCGGATTTAGGAGTGATCTGTGACAACCATCGTAAAAATTCAACGCAGCCTGGTCACGAACGCTGACAAACGTCAGCAGCTTATCTATAACCAAGAGCGCACGTTTATGCAGCAAACTGACCTCGATCCTGCCATTGACAAGCTGATGGGCGCACAGGACAAGGTCTACGCGAAGGCAAAAATCCATAAGGGCCAGATCACGGTCCTTGGTCTTGTTCGACCGCAAGCGTGGTAGGAGATTATTATGCAAGAAGAATACGTAGTTGTGCATAAGTGTAGCCACATCGGTGTGGCCGGGACAACGCCTGTGCATGTGAAACGGATGACTGATGGAACATTCAAAGCCCGCTGTGGTATTGCCCTCATGGGTACCACCAACATGGACGAGGCCGAGTTCAAAGCTTGCAGGTATAATCCATTTCACCCTGAGTTTCACGACAATTGGGCCGAAGGAGACGGAGCGACTGAAGAAGAGGCCCTGGCGGCGCTAAAAGCGGACATGCAGCAAACAGCTAATAGCCTCTGGGCGTTCTAACGCGACAACTTGCGGAAGAATGTAATAACGGGGTTTACTTCACTTTTATGTGGTGTATAATCTTACTCATGGACACAACATCCATATTCAACGGAAACCCAACCTCTTAAGGAGAATCATCATGGCAAAGGCAAAAGTGGCAGCTACCGAAACCGAACAAACCACCGGCGAAAACACCGCTGCTGAAAACACCGGCGAAAACACCGCTGCTGAAAACACCGGCGAAAACACCGCTGCTGAAAACACCGGCGAAAACACCGCTGCTCCGGCGGAAAAGGCCCCCAAGGCTGCTCGCGGCAACGCCGACAAGTTTGTGTTCCAAAAGGACCTGGCTGAAGGCCAGAAGTTCGCCCCGCAGGCGCTCCTGATCGTCAAGCACGTCAAGGCCCACAACTCGATCACCCGCGC